GCTTTGTCGTTTAATTTCTTTGCAAATACAGAGATGTATGACGATAGAGCGACAGATTCTTCACAAATTTCCGCATTTAATAAAGAATTTATTGAAAAAACAGAACCTACAGGTGACACCCCTAAAAATACAAACACAAATCTTCAAAACGAAGGTGGAACTACTATTGGTTCTGTAGAGGGTAAATTTCAAAATAGTGGAACAAGTGTTAATGTTGCATATAAAGAAATTGTTAATGACTTTATAAAAAGTTTTGATAACTTTACAAGTGGTGAATTTAACAAACTAAAACAAATTAGTGAACAATATAACAGTGGTATATTAATGTTATATACAAAAGACCGTGATTACAAATTTGGCAAGATGAATGAATTTGGTGCCCCATCGGCAACACAAACCGATTTGACAATTTTTGGTAAATCAACGTTTGAAAGTAAAATCGATACTTTATTTAGTGGATTACTAAACGACATCAATAACAATTCACTAACCATTCAACAAGAAATGTTAAAGCAAAACTTTAAATCTATTGACCAAACCAATTTTAACAACCAATTGAAAAAATTAGTTAACGATTATAAAGTGGCGTTTACGGACAAACTGGTAAACACAAGTAATGAATTATCCAAGATTCAATTAGAGATGACAAGAAATATAGATAAATTAAACTATGTAGTTCAAACATTAGATGGTTATATTGATACTAAGGGTGTTGCAAAAATTTATACAATAGATAGTGCAACAACTGTAACTGAAATTGGTACTGTTATGAACACTTATTCACCATTAATTAATTTATTAGAAAACAATTTAGAAACCAAAAAAATAATAACATCAACATATACTGATGACCAAACTTATGTTTTAGAGGGTGGTAGTTTTCCAACAAACACCGCAGATAAAAGATTCTTTTTAGTTTTCGGATGGCAATTAGCGAATAATTACAAAGCGTTTGAAACACAAGTTACAGGTTCGTTTACAACTAAAGATTGGACAAAATTTATTAGCGAAAGTTTAACTAAAAATTATAAAGTACCAGCTGATAATGAAAAAAAGAAAATGAGTCAAATTTTTTCAGATTATGACAAAGCCTTTAATAAAGGCAGTAATAAAGCGTATGTGCCAGGTGATGTAACAACATTAATTAAAGAGAAAAGAAAAACAGGTTTGACCCTTAAAACATCACCAACGGATACTGAAATAAGTAGATTAAAAGACCTTTATACGGGACAAAACCGTAATGAGGAAAAAAATACATTCAATGGTAAAGTAATATTCTAATGGATTACTATAATAGATACGGACAATTTTTATTAAACGGTGAGCAAACCGTTGTTCCTGGTTTGAATTTACCAAGAAAAAGTACCGACATCAAATATGTCTTCAGAGCGGGTGTAAGTAGATTAGATAAAATTAGTCAAGAATATTATGGTTCACCATTTTTTAATTGGTTGATTTTACAAGCAAACCAAGAATATGGTAGTTTAGAGTGGGACATTCCTGATAATTCAATTATTATAATTCCGTATCCTTTGGTTACATCACTTCAGGATTATAATAACGCTGTACAAACAAGATTCTATTATTATGGCAGATAATTTCGGTGGTAGTGAAAATATATACTATGAAGAAAATTCAAACATTGTTTTGATTGACCCTAACTCTGTTAGAAGTTCTAATGGTGTAAAAAAGGACCGTGTTATCAAACAAGAAAATCTTGTCATGTATGCAAATTTAATTGCGAAGTCAGTACCAAGAACAAAATTATCTTCAGGTACAGATTTGGATTCTAGTATTAGTAATACAACTGTTGCATCTATAAATTTTCTTAAACCACAAGATAAAGATGTTTTGGATACAAGTTACACGGATGAAATTACTGGTGCCGGTAGTACACAAGGGAGAGGTATCAATCAGATTAAATTTAACAATGGACAAAATCCACAACAAACAAACTTTGTAGATACCCAAATCTTAGGTATACGAGACATTAATGTTGATATTAAATTCAATGGTGTACCAACCGTAACAATGACATTAGTAGACGTACAGGGTAAAAGTTTATTCCAAACAGGAGGAAATTCACCGTACTCAGTTTTTTTGTATTACCCCTATCCACTTTTTGAATTAATTCTGAAGGGATTTTACGGAAAGTCGATTAAATATGAATTGATGTTATTGAATTTTCAAGCCTCATTTGAAGCATCAACAGGTAATTATGTGGTCAATTTAAAGTTCATTGCTAGAACAAGTGCGATGTTGGATGATATTCGTTTAGGGTATTTGTTTGCACTACCTCACATGTATAGTCAAACCAGCATACCAAATATACCAACTGTTAACACACCTAACTCAGCCACGGCATCTGTACAACAAAACGGAACTGGTATTACCAATGAAGTAACTGTCGAACCAACATCTAAGGGATATTCAAAAATAAAACAAGTATTTGAACAGTACAAAAAAGCCGGTCTTATCGACAAAAACGTACCCGTAATAACCTTGAACGAGATGCAGGAAAGGTTAAAGAAATATACTGAATTCGTTAATCTCGAATTTGAAAAATTAGATTTTACAAATATTGTTGCATTAGAAAGATATAATGAATCAGTAAATAAATTTAGTAATAATATTGTTCAATGGGGTGAAACTAATTTAGAAACTTCTAAAGTATTAGTATTAAATAATGAATTTAATTCGGGAGTTCCAAACGTTAACAATTTAAAATTATACCCATTAAAAAATTTAACAAACAGTCAAAGTGGTGTTGAAATACAAAGCAATGTTGATTTATCAGGAAAAGTTGAAACTGAATTAACATCAATATTAAACAATGGTTTAAAAGAATTTCAATCTGTGCCGACAGACCTTTGTAAAAGTATTACACTTGACCAAAAAGCTTTCAAAGTTGACTTTTTTAAAGTAAAATTTAGTGACAGTGATATCAATTACGAGGCAACTTACTTTCAACAAAGAGGAAAACAAGTTACAAACCCAAATACTGACGTTGATTTTATTAAATTCAAAAAAGATTTAAAAACCGAATTGGAAAACAATGGAACATTACTTTCGATTGACAACCAAGGCAATATTGATATTACAAAAGGTAATTTATATTACTATACGATTGACAGAGAAGTTAAAACAAGTCAAGATATCAAGGGACAAATAATTCAAAAATCAAAAGACGAATCAGAACGACTTAACCAAGTTTTGAAAGACAAAATTAAAAAAAATGACAATGTACAAGATTTACAATTCAGACCAACCGTAAGAAATGTAATTGGTACTATAATGGCGTCTGTGGATGCTTTTTATCAATTAATGGATGATGTTCATACAAACTCGTGGAATCAAAGAGAAAATACTGCGAGATTGAAATCAATTTTGACGACCAATCCATCTCAGGAAGGTAAGAACACAATACAAACCACAACAACCAAAAATCCAAATTATTTTGTTTATCCTTGGCCACAATTTGTACAGAAAAAAGAAACATCGGGTAAAGTTGAATATGAGGTGACATATCCTGGCTCTAAATCAACTAGTGAATCAACTCAGTCATATAATCCTGTTATTTGGCCTGAAGTTGAATTTGTTGAAGAATATCTTAAAGGAGTTTTAAATAAAGACCGAAATTTTACAACCAATGTAAAACCAAATACTGAATTAATTATAAAATATACACCCGAACACGCGATTGAAATACCGTTTAAAAACAATGTTTACCTCCAACAAAACGTCCCTGTTGAAACCTATGTTTATGAAATGTATGAAAGAATATATCTAAACACATTTTATTCTGGTTTATATTATATCAGTGGTATTACAGAAGATTTAGTTTTTACAGCGTCTGACCTTGAAATTAATAACGTTACTCAATCACAAGTAATTGGTGATTTAAATAATGTTATTTCCAATACGTTACCCACTACAACCTTATATAATTATTTAAAAACAACCGCTGGTCAGAATCAAGCCGGACCCACATGGAACAATTTTATCTTACAGAATTTTGTTACACCTTATATAAACGACCAAGTTAATAATAGTTTTCAACTACTGAGTGAAAAAGTTTTTAATACATCACCAAACCCCTTGAAACTAAAAAGTTTGGATAAAATTAAAGCCGCGATAAGTTCTAATACAACTAACGAAACAACACTATTTGATACATATCCATTTATTATTGATAGTTTTGCACAAAAAATGCAAGGAACACCAAATAAAGATAATAGATATTCAACAGTTAATAGTTATGGTTTTAATGACAAAAAATTAGTAATTGATAATTTTTCAGGACCAAATATTACACCATTAACTAGAAACCAAACTAACAAAACGGGTTATAATAATACATCAACAACCCATACAACTATTAATAATTTTTATAACACAAGATATGGAAACAACCTTCAAAAGTTTTATACCGAAGGAAACTTAACATATACAACAGATAACAATCTGACATTTACACAAACAACAAGTTTATTGAACACCCCGTATTTTATTAATGCAATTGTTGAATCGGGTGATTCGTCAGGAGATGAAAAATATACAAAACTTGGGTATTTGTTGTTAAACTCATTACCACTTTCAACACTTCACGAAAAGTATATCGATAGTGATAATGGAACCCAAAAGGATTATATATTTGCAAGTTTAAATAAATTTTCAGCGGTACACGAATTACCATACGCTTGGATATTGAAAATGGGTTCAGTTTGGTACCGATATAAAAAGTACATTGAAAACAATGAAGATATCTTAACTTCTATTTGGAAAGATTTTGACTACAAAACAAATTATGACCCAATTACTTCAAACCCAAAAAAAACATATAAAATACCCGTTGACGAAAATCCCACACCACAAGATTTTACACTGATAGGTTCTAATAGTATCCAAAGTGGGTTTTATCCAAAAGTAATAAATAACTTTTATAAAATTTTTACAGGTACTAATTTATTTGTTGATGGTAATAATGCAGAGACATATGATTTAAACAATACTACTGTTTTAGATGAGGGATTGGTGGTTGTTAATAGTTTTACCTATACTAGCAAACCAGAGGGACCAATTATAAGTTATTATTCATATCTTGATATTGCACAACAATATACAAATTTTTTTGGACCACAATATGAAGGTTATGTGTGTTTATTCCCATCCTCTGGTGTACAACCATTCCAACAATCCTACTTTGAATTAAGACCATCAACAAATTCATCACCAATAACTATTTCAAATATTGAAAATTCAAACCCAATGTATAACGGTAGTGTTAAGACACTATGGAATGCGCCAAACTACGGATGGTTTGATAATTTGAAAGTTAAACAACCAACACCATTTGAATATCTGAAATATGTTAGAACAGGAACAACCGAAAATCAACCTGATTTTGATATTGGTACTGAATACAGTTCAATTGAAGATTTATTTGGTGTTTTTTCTAAAGACCAATTAGATTCTTTTGAAACTGAATTTAAAGAATTCTGTAAAAAGGGTGGACAATCAAAAATATTTTCACCCGAAGGTGACAATACAACGTATGCTAATATTGTGAATTTATTTAAGAAAATGTTCCTTATCAAACCTCAATCAGGAAAAGACAATATTAATTTAGGTGCTCAACAAGCTGCTGAAATTACAGATGTTTTGAGTAAGTTTGTTAATATTAAAGTATACTTAAAAAATGGAAATCCAAAAAAGTTTAATAGACAACAATTTGGGTATTTTTCTAAAAACCCAAAATTTAAACCAGAAGGTCCCGATTTTAATTATGGTGGACAATATGTAAATTCTTATCCTAATGACCCAAATCCATTACCAAGTGAGGGTGGAAAAACTGTTGAACAGTCAAAAGCGGCATATCCCGAAGTTTGGAAAGCATTACAAAAATACGTAGGGTTTTCAACAATTAAAGGTATTGAATATACTAATACGGGTTCAACTGTTTATGATTTCTTTAGGGATAATGAAATTCCATTTATAAGTCGTAATATTGAATTGTTATATCCTTTAATTAGAATTTATGCAACTCAAAAGAATATAAATCCATTATATAATCCAACAACGTTCGCTAATGCTATTTCAACAATTTTAAACGTTGCGGAAACCAAACGTACAGCGATTGAACAACAATTTAGATTAAAGCTCCCATCATCTATTAATGGACCAAAACAACAGTCAACACAAAATGTTGATTCGAAATTGGATGGTGACATAATAAAACTTGAACAATGGGAATTATTTAAAGCGGTAAACGATAAATGGGTGGCTGGTAGAAACTTCAAAGAAAGACTACTATTTGAAGAATTTTTATTTTTTGATAAAGCTAATCGTGACATTGGTGATGAATTGATTATCAATACAGATACTATCAGAAAATATTGTACTTGGGATAATTCATCAAATTCAATTATGTCCTTAGTTAGACAAGTGATTGCTGATAACAGAATGAATTTTTTTGTTATGCCAGCTTATATTAATTTCTACGGTAAATCAACAGCAAGTAACACAAACAGAAACTCGTCGATTGTAAACAATGCCAATGATGTTTTTAGTACATTTACATATGTGGATAACATCAATTCTGCACCAAAATTCTTGTGTCAATACGTAGATAGACCATCGCAAACCCTGTCATTAGAAAATGACCCAAGTTATCCATTCAAAAGTGATTCTTTTGACTTGGGTGACCCAACAAACAATCCAATAATTCAACAGGGTTCTACTAATGAAAAAAATAGTAATAAAGCTGTTGGTTTTGTGGTGGATTTTGGAACCATCAATCAAAGTATTTTTAAATCTGTTGATATAAATCAAGAACAGGGTGTGACATCCTCCGAACAGATTCAAACAACTATTGATTTAGGAAATCAAGGGGCTGGTAAAAAAACCATGCAACAAACAACATCACTATATGATTTTTATAAAAACCGTTCCTATTCTAGTACCATAAAAACATTAGGTAATGTCATGATTCAACCAACCATGTATTTTGTGTTAAGACACATGCCTATGTTTAATGGAACATATATTATTAGAAACGTAAAACATAGTATTAGTCCGGGAAGTTTTAATACAGAATTCAACGGACAAAGGGTGTCTGCGAATATCAATACAAAAGTTTCCGATGATTTGGCTAGTGTGAATGAAGATTTTTCAAAAAAATTATCGGACAAAGTAAAACAATTTGTAACAAACAATACTTTGGTTACCTTTGATAATAATTCTAATCAGTATTTCACAGGTGAGCAATCCAAAGACCTTGTTTTATCGGCCAGAACACCTTATCAAGGGTTTATTGTACAAACAACAGATATTACAGTACAAGATTGTAGTGAAAATATTAAAGCAATCTATGGTCTAATTGAGTCAAGTAACTTTATTTCAAGTTCAATTACTGTCAATGAGTTAGTAACACTTATCAATAATTCAACAACAGATACCTTATTAAAAACGTATATGTTTTGTGTATTATATATGATGGGCAACCCAACAGATACTGATGTAAGATTACAATACAATCAAAATAATTTATACGGTGCTACTGTGGATATTAAACAACCAGGCGCTACTTCATCGTTAATTAAAAAATATAGATGTTTAACAACAGGTGAAAATTTTACTAGACCGTTTGCAACTTTTGATACAGTCAAAGATAGTATAGACTTCTTTAGAGACATCAACCAAAATAGGATACAAGAATATTTTAATCAGGCTGATGATGATGAGAAAAAAATACAAGCAATTATAAAGTTATTTTATAATACTTGGTATACATCAGGTTCACTTACAGTACCATATAATCAAAATACAAATTATAATACTTGGCTGGCAAACACCAGATGGGCATACACACAAGCAAAAATATCAGGTTTGTAATAAATTAAATAATCGTTATATTTATTAAGAAAAACAATATGAGTAATTTAAAAAATTTATTGGACAACTACTTACAGAAAGATACTGTTATTGCCGAAAAAGATTTAGGTAACGGATATAAAGAAGTTTGTGATTTACAGACTGGTGACTGTTATACTGTAAGATTAAAGGATGGTTTGATTGAAAGAGTGGACAACACTATGAAATTAAACAAAACATTAAGAGTAGAAACACCACAGGGTGTTAAAACATTATTAAACGGATAATCATGGAAAACAAAGTTTCAAAAACAATATTAGAGGAATTAAAAAGATATAATCAAATCAACAGTTATATTGTTGAACAAGACGCTGCGTTACCTCCACCACCAGCGGGTGATGAACCTGGTGCGGTTGAACCTCCACCACCTGCGGCTGATGATACAACATTAGGTGGCGCTACACCACCTGAAGGAGAAGCAGCACCTGAAACAGGCGCACCTATTGATATTGAAAACGACCCTGATGTTGAAGAAATTGAAACGGGTGATTCTGAAGGTGGAAAAAATGATAGTGGTACTGAAGAGTTGGATATTACAGAATTGGTCACCACACAGAAAGACATGCAGTCAAAGCAGGAAGAATACATGAATTCAATGATGTCTAAATTAAATGACTTAGAGGGTAAATTGGCTCAGATGGATTCAATCTTCGAAAAGATTAATTCAATTGAAGATAAAGTTGAACAATACAGACCAAAAACTGCACAAGAAAAATTAGAATTAAGGTCTTTAGATTCCGGTCCTTACAGTCAAAAGTTGTCTGATTTTTTTACTGAAAAAGAACCACAAATGCAACAACAGGGAAAAGAACAATATATTCTAACACCTGATGATGTAGAAAACTACGACAAGATGAATGTTAGAAAATCTTTTGACGTTGGTTTACAAAACTAATTTGATTTCTGAAAAAATTGTATTATACTTATCTTACATTAAAAGATAAAAAATACAATTATGATGACAGACAAAACATTTGATGCCGTTTTGGCGCAGTACGAACAAAACACAAAACCATTTGGTGACCAACCAATGATGTCACAAGAAGACAGAATGAAGCGTTATTTCGCGGCTATTCTTCCTAAAGGTGAAAATTCAGGACAAAGAAGAATTAGAATCCTCCCAACTACCGATGGTTCATCTCCTTTCAAGGAGGTATGGTTCCACGAAATTCAGGTAAATGGTACTTACAACAAATTTTATGACCCCGACAAAAATGAAGGTGGACGTTCACCTTTAACTGAGGTTTACGAAGAACTTATGAAAACTGGCAAACAAACTGACAAAGATTTGGCGGCACAGTACAAAGCTCGTAAATTTTACATTGTTAAGGTCATTGACCGAGACCATGAAGAGGATGGTGTTAAATTTTGGAGATTTAAACACAACTATAAGCAAGATGGTATCTTGGACAAAATCATTCCAATTTGGAGAGCTAAAGGTAATTTGACCGACCCAAATGAAGGACGCGATTTGATTATTCAATTGGTTAAATCAAAAACACCAAAAGGAAAAGAATACACATCAATTCAAACTGTAATGTATGATGACCCAAGTAAATTGTCGGAAGACCCTGAACAATTGGACACTTGGAAAAACGACCCAACAACTTGGGCTGACGTTTACTCTAAGAAACCTGTTGAGTACTTGGAAGCAATCGCTCGTGGTGAAGTTCCACGTTGGGATTCGGAAGCTAAAAAATATGTTTACGGTGATGACGCTACTGAAGTATTCGGTGGTACACCTGTGGACCCACAAGCAGGTATGTCACCTGACGAGGAATTACCATTCTAATAAACTAAAACACATCATGTATGGTATCTCCTATGGTACCATACATGATTAATTTATATCATATATGGCTATTAAAAAAAATGATTTCAGTTCAGTAAAGAAAAAATTCTCTACTTCAGCAAAATACAAACCTCAAAGATTTTTTGATTTGGGTTCTGACTTCTTGGACGCTGTAGGACTTCCAGGTCCTGCAATTGGGCACCTAAACATGTTCTTGGGTCACTCAGACACAGGAAAAACAACCGCTTTAGTTAAAGCCGCTGTTGATGCACAAAAGAAAGGTATTCTACCTGTATTCATTATTACAGAACAAAAATGGTCTTTTGAACACGCAAAGATTATGGGTTTTGAATGTGAGGAAGTTGTTGACGAAGAAACTGGCGAATCAGATTGGGATGGATTTTACATCTTCAATAATGATTTTGATTACATTGAACAAATTACAGATTACATCAATAGTTTGTTAGATGCACAAGAAAAAGGTGAATTGGATTACAGTTTATTATTCTTGTGGGATTCTGTTGGTTCAGTACCATGTAAGATGACTTACGATGGTAAAGGTGGTAAACAACACAACGCATCAGTACTTGCTGACAAAATTGGTATGGGTATCAACCAACGTATTTCAGGTTCACGTAAATCGGATTCAAAATACGAAAACACTTTGGTTATTGTTAATCAGCCTTGGGTTGAATTACCTGATAATCCATTTGGTCAACCAAAGATTAAAGCAAAAGGTGGTGAAGCAATTTGGTTGAACTCATCTTTGGTTTTCTTATTTGGTAATCAAAAAGGTGCGGGAACAAACAAGATTACCGCAACAAAAGACAAAAGAAGTGTTAAATTTGCAATCAGAACAAAAGTATCCGTAATGAAAAACCACATCAATGGATTGGGATATGAGGATGGAAAAATCATTGTAACCCCACACGGATTCTTGGCGGGTAAAGAAGCCGCAGAAGAAAAGGTATCTATAGAGAATTACAAAAAAGAATATGCCGATTATTGGAAAGATATTCTTGGTGTAACATCATTGGATTTCGAATTGAAAGAGGAAAAGGAACAAGAATAAATAATAAACAAGTGGTAAAAACTTTAATAGTTGACGGAGACAACTTATTCAAAATCGGGTTTCACGGGGTTAGAGATTTCTACCACGAAGGAAAACATATTGGGGGTATTTTCCACTTTGTTAATGTTCTTCGTAGATTCCTATCGGAATACAACTACGACAAGGTAATAGTTTTTTGGGACGGGAATAATAACTCGTCCCAAAGAAAGTTACTGTTTTCTGAATATAAGGAAAACCGTCGTTTAACAATGAACGAAGAAAAGAAAGAATCTTATTATGGACAAAAAGAAAGATTGAAACAATATCTTGAAGAAATGTTCATTAGACAAATTGGTATTGACAACCACGAGTGTGACGACTTAATTGCTTATTACACACAAATAAGTCAAGAAGAAAAAATAACAATTCTTTCTTCAGATAAGGACCTTACACAACTTATCACATCAAAAGTACACATGTACTCACCCATTGTAAAAGAATGGGTTACAGACAAACACAAGGTTAAATTAGGGACAATAGAAGTTCCGATTGCAAATGTCAAATTAGTTAAAATTTTATTAGGTGATAAATCCGATAATATAGAAGGAATTTATAGTTTTGGTGAAAAGAAATTAGTTAAATATTTTCCTGAGGTTGTTGAACAAGAACTTAATATTGACTATATTTGTACAAGAGCACAAGAACTTTTAGACATAGATGATACAATCAAACCACTTAAGAACTTATTATCGGGTACCACAAAGTCAGGTACCTACGGAAAGGAATACTACGATATTCGTGAAAAAATCGTTAGTCTGTCAAACCCTTTAATGACCGAAGAAGCCAAAAAAGAAGTAGAACTTTATTATTCAGAAGATATGGACCCCGAAGGTAGAGGTTATAAAAATCTAATGAAAATGATGATTGAAGATGGATTCTTCAAGTACTTGCCAAAACAAGACGACGCTTGGGTAGAATTCCTTCAACCAATTATGAAATTAACAAGAAAAGAAAAAAAACGATACAATAACAACAATTAATTATGAAAGAAACACAAGATTTAACGAAAATGGAGTTTGTAATTAAACTCAACGACAACATCGTTGTTCAAAGGTTTTTCAATGTTAAGGGTTACAATGAAACTGCTAAGTACAGTTTAGAACTTCATGATTACATGAAGGACATTGCCGACTACATGGAAAGATATTTGAAAGACAAAAGTTTGGACTACATGAATGAAAACGCTGAGTTGATTATGAACGACTCTTCAGTCATGAACACGTCAAAAACTGATGGACCTGAATGGTTTAACCTATATATCAAGATGGGTGAACAGACAATTTGTCATAGGGGTTTTGATGCCAAAGTGTACCCACCGAAGGCTAGATATACCGTAGACATACGACCAGAGATAAAAAACATTCTTAAGTCGTTAACTGACATTTTTTCAGGTGAAAATTTTTCTACACAATATATGAATTATCAACTTGCTTAATAGTATTTATCAACACAAGTCAAAACAAAAACAAGTATGTCAAGCGAGAAAAATTTCGGGTATTTAGGTAACACATTTCAAATTCAACTTATTAATCAACTTATTCTTAACAAAGATTTCGCACGTGCGATTGTTGATGTGTTGGATTCAAAATACTTTGATAATCAATATTTTAAAATCATTACACAAATGATTAAAGAGTATTACATCAAATATGAGAGTGTTCCTACGTTTGAAACTTTGGACCAATTGACTCGTTCTGAAATTAGTTCTGATAGTGCAAGAAAAATAGTTCTTGACACACTAATTCAAATTCGTGATGTAAGTTTTGAAGGACACCAATTTGTAATTGAAAAAGCACTTAAATTCTGTAAACAACAAGAGCTTCAAAAGGTTATGACTAAAGCTCAAAAAATTATAGATAAAGGTGATTTTGAAAGTTATGACCAATTAGAAGAGATGGTAAACAAAGCTCTTCAGGTTGGTGAAATCGAAGAAGGTGAACATGATGTTTTCACAAATTTGGACCAAGTGTTAGATGAAGATTACAGACACCCAATCCCAATGGGAATCGCAGGTATTGACAATCTATTAAAAGGTGGATTAGCAAAAGGTGAATTGGGTGTAATCTTAGCACCAACAGGTGTTGGTAAAACAACAGTACTAACAAAAATTTGTAACCACGCATTTAATTTAGGTTACAACGTTCTTCAAATATTCTTTGAAGACAACCCAAAAATTATCCAAAGAAAACACTTTACACTTTGGACAGGAATTGCTCCTGATGAACTTTCATTCCACAAAGATGTTGTTATGGAAAAAGTTAGAGACATTAAAGAAAATACAACAAACAAGTTGATTTTGAAAAAATATGCATCTGACACTCTAACAATGAATCAAATTAAAAATCAAATTAGAAAGATGATTGCTGAAGGAACAAAAATCGATATGATTAGTTTAGATTATATTGACTGTGTTGTTCCTGACAAAAACTTAGGGGATGAATGGAAAAGTGAAGGTTCCGTGATGAGAGGATTTGAAGCAATGTGTCACGAATTGGATGTAGCAGGATGGACTGCGACTCAAGGAAATAGAAGTTCAATATCATCAGATGTTGTAACTACTGACCAAATGGGGGGTTCAATTAAAAAGGCACAAGTAGGACACGTTATCATAACAGTTGCAAAGAGTTTACAACAAAAAGAAATGAAACTCGCAACAATAGCTATTACCAAATCAAGAATTGGACGAGATGGTGTCGTGTTTGAAAATTGTAAATTTGACAATGAACTCATGGAAATTGATACAGAAAGTTCAGTAACTTTCTTGGGTCTTGAAGAACAAAAAGAAGAACGAAATAGGAACAGAGTCAATGAATTATTGGCAAAAAGAAAACAACAAATTAATTAAAAATTTAAAGGAGAAAAATAAAAAATGGACGCATCACAAAAGATATTGTCAGACCTCACGGTGTATATGAAATACGCTAAATTCCTTCCTGATGTAAACAGGAGAGAAACGTGGGAAGAGTTAGTAACAAGAAACATGAACATGCACATCAAAAAGTTCCCACAATTAGCAGGTGAGATTGTGGAAGTTTACAAGTATGTTTATGATAAAAAAGTTTTACCATCAATGCGCTCAATGCAGTTTGGTGGTAAACCAATTGAAATTTCACCAAACAGAATCTACAACTGTGCTTATTTACCAATCGACCACTTGGACGCATTTGCTGAAAGTATGTTCCTATTGTTAGGTGGAACAGGTGTTGGTTATTCAGTACAGAAACATCACGTAGAAAAACTACCTGAAATTAGAAAACCAAACCCGAATAGAACAAGAAGATTCTTGGTTGGTGATTCTATTGAAGGATGGGCAGATGCAATCAAAGTATTAATGAAGTCTTACTTTGGTGAACATTTGTCAACACCTGAATTTGATTTTTCAGATATTAGACCAAAAGGGGCTCAACTTGTAACATCAGGTGGTAAAGCACCTGGTCCTCAACCTTTGAAAGATTGTCTTCACAAATTGAAAGGTATGTTGGACGCTAAAGAAGATGGTGAAAAGATGACACCAATTGAAGTTCACGACATGGTATGTCACATTGCAGACGCAGTTCTTGCAGGTGGTATTCGTAGAGCGGCATTGATTTCATTGTTCTCAGCTGATGACCATGAAATGATTTCATGTAAGTCAGGTTCTTGGTGGGAAACCAACCCACAAAGAGGTAGAGCTAACAATTCTGCGACTTTGGTTAGACACAAAATCACAAAAGAATTTTTCTTAGATTTGTGGAAACGTGTTGAAGCATCAGGAGCAGGTGAACCTGGTATCTACTTTACAAACGACAAAGATTGGGGAACCAATCCATGTTGTGAAATCGCTTTGAGACCAAATCAATTCTGTAACTTGTGTGAGGTAAATGTTTCTGACATTGAATCACAAGAAGATTTAAACAACCGTGTTAAAGCAGCTGCGTTCATTGGAACACTTCAAGCTGGATACACTGATTTCCATTACTTAAGAGACATATGGAAACGTACAACTGAAAAAGATGCATTGATTGGTGTATCAATGACGGGTATCGGTTCAGGTGTTGTATTGGGTTACAACATGAAAGAAGCTGCTAAATTGGTTAAAGAAGAAAACGTAAGAGTTGCAGGATTAATTGGTATAAATAAGTCGGCCCGTACAACTACTGTGAAACCCGCTGGTACAACATCCCTGACATTGGGAACATCTTCAGGTATCCATGCATGGCACAACGATTATTACATCCGTAGAGTCCGTGTAGGTAAGAATGAAGCAATCTACCAATACTTGGCAATGTATCACCCTGAGTTGGTTGAAGATGAATTCTTCCGTCCGCATGATACAGCGGTTATTTCAGTTCCACAAAAAGCACCTGAGGGGGCTATTTTGAGAACCGAATCACCCTTCCAATTGTTAGACCGTGTTAAAAAAATCACACAAGAGTGGGTTAGACCAGGTCACAGAACAGGTTCAAATAGTCACAACGTATCGGCAACAATCAGTTTGAAACCTGAAGACTGGGAATTGGCAGGTGAGTGGATGTGGGAAAACCGAGACTTTTACAATGGTCTATCAGTATTACCTTATGATGGTGGAAGTTACATTCAAGCACCGTTTGAAGATTGTACTGAAGAAGAATACGAAAGATTATTCTCTAAATTACAGTCAATTGACTTATCCAAAGTTGTTGAATTACAAGACAACACAGATTTGAGTGGTGAGTTGGCATGTGCTGGTGGAGCGTGTGAAATTAAGTAATCAAAATAAAACAATTAATAATTCGGAAGGGGGAAGTCAAAAACTTCTCCCTTCTGATTTTTATATTGAAAACGGAATTTATGTTTTCACAAAAGAGTTTCATTTAAAGAGAGGTAGTTGTTGTGGTAATGGTTGTAGACATTGTCCTTTTTTTCCTGCTCACAAAAAAGGGAATACAACTATATTTATAAACAATGGCTAATGGTGTAACTTATGGTATTAATTTTCCTTTTAATGATTCATTAAAGGGGGATTATCTTTCTTTGTCTCAAAATCCTGACCAAGAAATAAGAAGTAATTTAATTCATTTAATTTTAACTAGAAAAGGTAGTAGATATTATTTACCTGATTTTGGTACTAAAATTTATGAATTTATTTTTGAACCATTAGATGGTGTAACATTTGAATCAATTAAAGATGATATTAGAGATAATGTAAGTAAGTACATTCCTAATTTAATTATTAATGATATTATAATTTTACCATTTGATGAATATGAGTCAGTTGGTACTTTAAACTCTGAGAACTTAGGAAATGGTGTTTATAGGGTTGGTGGTAGAAATACTTCAGAATACACAGCTAAGATGAGAATTGATTACACAATCAGTGATAACGCTTTCCAATCAAAAGATTTCATAATTATAAATATTTAACATAAATGGCTGAAAAAAGAATATCCTATACCGTCCGAGATTTTGCCGCTATAAGACAAGAACTTATTGATTATACTAGACAGTATTATCCCGACCTAATTGACAACTTCAATGACGCATCAATTTTTTCTGTTTTAATGGATTTAAACGCTGCCGTAACAGACAACTTACATTATCATATTGATAGAAGCATACAGGAAACTGTCCTTGAATTTGCACAACAAAGAAGTTCAATATATAACATAGCAAGAACTTACGGTTTGAAAATACCGGGAAACAGACCATCAATCGCGGTTTGTGATATAACAATTAATGTACCCGCTTTAGGTGACAGACCTAACCCTGATTACATGGGTGTTTTAAAAGCTGGGTCACAATTTGTTGGTGCGGGACAAACATTTGAAAATCCAAATGACATTAATTTTGCGTCAGCATTTAGTTCCTCAGGAGAAAAAAATCAAAAAGTAATACCAATTTTGGATGCGTCAAACAACATACAAAGTTATAATATTATAAAAAGAGAGGTTGTGGTAAACGGTATCACAAAGGTATTTAAAAAAGTTATAACACAAGCAGATGCGACACCATTTTTAAGTTTATTTTTACCTGAAAGAAACGTGGTTAATGTATTGTCAATAATACAAAAAGACGGAATTGAATATAATAATATACCATCGTATCAAGAATTCTTAAGTTCAGTTGGTAAATGGTATGAAGTACAAGCATTAGCCGAAGATACAATTTTTGTTCCTGACCCATCGAAACCAAGTGATACCTCTAATATAAAAGTTGGAAAATACATCAAAAGTGGTAATAGATTTATAACTGAGTTTACGCCTGAAAACTTTATGAAGTTGACTTTCGGTGGTGGTAATACAACAGCTGATGACCAATTAGCTAGCTTTGCACGAACAGGTGTGACTTTGAGAGTAAACGATTATCAAAACAATTTGAGTTTAGGATTCATTCCAACACCGAATACAACTTTGTTTATACAATATAGAGTTGGTGGTGGTCTTGAAAGTAATGTTGGTGTTAATATTATTAATACTGTTGGTAATGTAAATTTTGATGTAAATGGACCATCGATTGAAATTGCAAACGCTGTTAGAAATTCAATCCAATGTACAAACGTTACTGCGGCTATTGGTGGGGCAAATCCACCATCTGTAGAGGAAGTTAGAAATTATGTTACATTTAACTTTGCATCACAAAACAGAGCGGTCACTCTTGGTGACTACTACTCGTTAATACAAAAGATGCCGGGTCAATTTGGTGTTCCAGCTAAGGTTGGTATTTTGGAAAATAACAACAAGATTAATGTAATTGTGTTAAGCCAAGATGATAATGGTAAAATGACTCAAAATGTTCCAAAAGTTTTGAAAGATAACATAGCATCTTTCTTGTCTAACTATAGAATGTTAAATGATTATGTAAGTGTTGATACTGGCAAAGTTATTGATTTAGCATTTGAAATTTATATTACAATTGCAAAAAACACAAATCAAAATTCAATCATATCAGATGTTGTAACAAAAGTTAGTGATTATATGTTACCACAAAACAGAGAATTTGGTGAAGATGTTTTAATTTCTGAAATTAAAAGTTTGGTCCAAGATACTGAAGGTGTTATTAACATATCAGATGTTAAGGTCTTCAACAGAGTCGGAGGAAAATATTCAACATCTCAGACCGCACAAAAATATCAAGATTCCACAACAAAACAAATTAGATTGATTGATGATGTTATAAATGCACAACCAACAGAATTCTATCAAATTAGATACGATAATTTAGATATTGGTATTCGTGTTAAGCAGTAATCTTCACAAGAAAATTACTTCGACTATTTTTGTAAAATAATACTTTAACTATTTATGAGAAAGAACAATTATGCCTAAAAGTTATAGGATACGAACATCAGTAGGAAATAGTACACAATCTGACAAAAGTATCAAAGTACAAGTTGACCAAGATTTCGATTTCTTGGAAATTCTTTCTTTGAAACTTACTCAGTCTGATGTGTATAGAAGTTTTTGTTCTGATTACGGAGTTGTGGTTGGTCGTGTGATTGCCAATGGTGGGTATGGTGTTCCAAACGCCAAAGTATCTGTTTTTGTACCAATTGATTTAGTTGACCAAAATGACCCCGTAATATCGGCATTGTACCCATATAAAAATGTTTCGGACAAAAATGAAGATGGGTTCAGATATAATTTACTACCCTATACACCTTCATATGAAGGACACGCTGCCACAGGAACTTTTCCAACAAGAGAGGATGTTTTAACAAGAACAGAAGTATTACAAATATATGAAAAATATTATAAGTACACAGTTAAAACTAACGAGTCGGGGGATTACATGATTGTTGGAGTTCCATTAGGAAACCAACAAGTTATTTTAGATGTTGATTTGTCTGATATGGGTTGTTTCTCATTAAGACCAACCGATTTAATTAGAATGAATCTTGGTAACCCGAAACAGTTTGACGGTAACCAATTTAAAAGTTCATCTGATTTAGCATCATTACCACAAATTGTCAATCAAAGAAAAAGTATTTCAGTTTCTTCTTTTTGGGGAACAGGAGATGTTTGTGATGTTGGCATAACAAGGGTAGATTTTGATTTAAGAGATTCAAACATAACAATTGAACCGACGGCAACATTCATGGGGTCAATCATGACATCAAATGATTCTGTTATGTTAAAAAATAATTGTAAACCAAGTTCAGAACAAGGTGACTTATGTGGAATGGTTGCGGGACCTGGTAGAATTTTAGCGGTAAGACAAACAATAAATGTGGATACAGATGGTGACCCAATATTAGAACAGTATCAGTTAGAACAGGGTGGAAAGGTCATTGACGAAAATGGTGCTTTTGTTGTTGATGTACCAATGAATTTAGATTATGTGTCAACCAATGAATTCGGCGAATTGATATTTTCAAATAATCCAAGTGTTGGTATTCCAACAAAAGGTAAATACAGATTCAAAATTAAAACCGATGATGGTGAAAAAGAAGTCAGTGCTGTACAGACATCTAATAGTATCATTGGACCTAGTTTATTAAATCTTTCTGCTTTTAACCCAAAAGGTAGTTTATTAAGAGGAAACTTTTTGGTTCCAAATATTAAAGAATATGGATGGACTGGTAACGTTGACCCAGCAACTAGAAGTAGTGAAACTACAATTTTTTCACCAATATTTGGTGATAATACAAAATTAATAGAAACAAGAACTTTTACATATTCAGACTTTGGTACAGGTGGTAAAGCATTATTAATTAAATCAATTACAGGTGAATATAAAAGTATTACCTATAAAATTAATAATGTTGTTGATAATTCTAAATGGGTTGACTTACCAAACGGAAATGAAACACTTGAAATTACTGTTGAGAAAAAAACAACCACTGAAGTTGTAAATGGTGTTGTAATTGAAACTCCACAAACAATCACAATTAATTTTGATAATTACGATTATAACTTTTCATTATTCCAAAGGTCTTACGCCTTTTCTTTAAATTGGGACGATTATCCTAATAAAACTTCCGCAATTAGCTGTCAAGATTTTTTCTATGAATTTAATTATAATAAAGTTTATACAACAGCACAATTAATTGATGAATATAGAAAGGGAACTAATAGAAGTAGATTCTTATCCATCAAAGAAATATTAGACCGAAGTTGTGATTCTGAGGTAAACAAATTTCCAATTAATGATGGGGTAAGAAATTTTGACCTTTTATATTTTATAATTTCAATTTTGTTCCAAATATTTGGAATTGTCGGTGGTTTATTTATAATTGTTTATCATATTGTTAAATATTTATGGAATAAATTACTACCTTTACTTTTTACATTACTACTTACCTACGCCGTAAGTAATATATATTGGTTGAGTGTTGACCTTGCAAATGCCTTTATTAAATCAACTTTAACTTTTGGGGCGACATTATTAGACGTAGCGCCAACTATAGGTAAAATAGTGCTTAATGGTGCTTTTATTGTTGGAATTACTCTTTTATTAATTAAAAAATTTAAATTTCCATCATTTAATTTACCAATGATGACCTATCCTGATTGCTCAACATGTGATTGTAATACAACAGGTGACAATAATTTTGCAATTGATACATTAGTAAATGGTGACATTAATTCCTCACCATTGGCGGATGTAACTTTATCGGGTGTCTACGTATCTTTTCCAGAAATTGATGATGATGATGAAATATTAAGAATTAAGAAAAATGCTGGATTTGGTCAGGTAATGGCAGGTAATTCCGTTGTTGAAACTAAAAACTTTGCACGTACACCGTTTTATACTAATACATTAAATGAATATTTTTGGAGTAAAAACGAATTACCAATTCCTGAAAGAATTAACTTATATAATACAAAAGGACATTATTTTGAAACTTTACCTGGTGGAGGTTCCAACAGAATTAAAGTTTATCCAAATTACCTGGATAATGGTGGTCAAATTTCTTTCACAAACGCTGAGTTTTATGAAGACCAACCAATGGTTTTTTTGGTAGACGCAAACGCCATAACAACGTTTCAAACAGGAAATTTAATAACCTTTGTTAATTTATCTCAAACTTACGATGTTAATATTTTAAGTGCGTCAACTGTAGAAAATGGGTTAAATAATTACTCTGTAACTGGAACAACAATATCCTCAGGTACAACTTCTTTAAATATTAGTTACGCAAATCCGAACGGTAGTGGTACAATTACAAAACCATTTAATATCTATCAAACATTATATAATGGTGTTGCTAGTTACACATTCCCATCCGATATTGAATATCATCAAGTAGTTACGGCAACTACCGTTGGTGAAATACAAAATATTGTTGAATCGAAAATAAAAACAAACACACCATCAACACCGACAATTGATAATCTTTTATTCAATAGTAGTTTTTACAAAAGAATTATTGACGGTCAAATGACAGTTTATTTTGATAATGTTAAAGATGAAAATAATAAGGCTCAAAGAGGTAAAAGTGACCCACCTGTAAAACCATTACAATTAATTGAAAATTATAAAAACTTGGGTGTAATAATCTTAATGAAGGGAGTTGACCCATATACAACAAGACAAAAAACCAAAATTGATATTTCGAAACCATTTGGACTTCTTGAGGGCTCTATGGTTGTTGAGTCTGATTATAAGTTAAACATACCAATAGCGCCCAATTTGAATCTTCTTAGACATGATTCATTAACCGATAATAATGTTTCATTATTTAATCAGTCATATGTTTTTACACCATCAACGGGTAATGGAACATTTAAGTATAGTGCGTATACAACACATAACCACTCATTATATTCAAATTTTGATTCCGACCATGACTCTGATGATACAACAGTTGGTGATACGTCAACAAATAATTCTATTGGTACTCAAATAAGTGGTTATTATGCTGCTGGTAGTTCAGTACCATCAGGTAAATGGGCAGGACCAAATACATATGTTATAGGTCGTAATGGTTATTTTGCTAATGAATATGTTGAGGGCGGAGGGTTGATGACAAGAAGATGTAAAGGTTTTGAAAATCCTCCAATTAATTGGTGTGGTGCGGGAAGTGTGACATACAGCAGTAATGTATATTCAACAGGTATTACTCTTAATATGTCAACAAGTTCTAAAATTATTATGAGGTCTGACAGATTACCACGTTCAAGTTCATTTGATAATAGATTTGTTTTTTCACAAAATAAAGCATTTTCGGTATTTGCAATATCTGATAATGGTGCGTCAACCGAAATCGCTGGTGATGTAACATCTAATTCTGATTATAGTACAAATAGTTCTGTGGATTTTGAACAATCTTATGGTACAGGTACAACATCAGTTATGAGTAGTTTTAGTTGTCCTACTATTGTACCGTTAGGTGCGTATACACAAAGTGCTGGTGGAGGTATGACAGTTAAACCAAAAACAGATTCTGTTTATTATACTGGCGGTGATACTGAGTATCCAATAATAACAAATGGATGTTATACTTTAGTTGCTAAAGATTTGGCAATTGGTGATGATTTAAAATCATTTGCAGAATGGAAGTCAAGATTCTTAATGGGTTTTGCAATTTGTAGAAATGTGTTTGGTATGACATTTACAAACAATTGGATAAATGGTGTATTGTACATGCCAGGTTTTCAAAATGATAAAATATATCCAGGTATTGAGGTTACAAACCCAACATATGTTTATTGTAGGGAAAAGATTGTATTCAAAGAAGAAAACAATTCTTTCTTTTATCGTTCAAGTCCCTTTAACGGAAACACCGGTAATTTTGTTGGGATGTTAAATTCTCAAGTTGAGGATAACTTTGGTAATGTTCGTTTTTTAGGTAATCCAACAACTATTGTTGACTTAGGACCTAAAGATAACATAATTAAAAATGTTTGTGCACAACCTGAATTTCAAGGATATGTTGCCGACAGATTAAAAGCGACATCATTTCAAGGTGTTAGTGATTTGATGCAGTATTTTATTATTAGTAGATTAACAAATGCAGACTTTTTAGATAGATTATTAAGTTTAGGTGATTCATCAATTAGTGAATTATTTAGCCGACCTGCACAAAAAATTGATGGTGATTTTGCACAATTAAATAGTATTAACAATGAAATTGGTGTTATACCATTTTCACCTGAGTCATACAGCGAGGCTAATTTATTTTACGGAGCATCACCAAAACCTGTGGTTGGTGTATTTTTTAGTTCTGACACTGTAACAAGAGATTACATTTCCCCTGGCCGTGAAATATTCATAGACACACCAACAAAATTTGGTTTTAATACTTTTGGACATAAAACACAAGTGGTTCCAATGTATAGATGGGAAATTAAACAAAATGGTACTAACCCAAGTATGTTTGGTGGTGAGGAAAACAATTGGATAACATCAGGTACAATCTATACCACACCTTATCAAGGTATTGACAGATTAAATGACAGTACTTATTTCCCAAGTTTTGTTAAACACCCAACAGGACAAAGACCTGGTTATATCTATAGTTCACTAGAATCAAAAGACTCTAGCGGAAATGTAACAGGATTTACGTATGACGGATTTTTCAAATTACCTAATAGTAGAATTGTTGTTGGTGCACCATATCACTTCTACTTTGGTTTGAAAAAAGGTAAGACAGCATTCGATATATTTTTAACAAAAAATCTAATTAATATATAATGGGTAACTATCAAAACAACATCACAATACTTAAAGGTAATCTTAGATACAAAGGTGCACCTGAAAGACTTGCATCAGTACCCGTTGAATTAATTGGTGACCGAAAAGAATTAATTGATTCTGACCGAATTAGTGATATAAACGCTGCCGAACAAACTGAAGTTGAAAGACAGTCGTCAACAACATTTAGAATTGGTGGAAAGATATCAAACATATTTTCTAATGTTATATCAGGTACAACTGATTATGATGGATATAAGAATTTTTTATACTTAACAAACGAATTATCTGTGGTCAATAATAACCAAATATTATTTAACGCATTTGAAAGAGTTCCCGACACATTTGGTTTAAAATGGGGTGGACTTCCACAGTACAATGAATTTAATTTTATTAGGACTGATGTTGAAAATCCACATAATATTCTACAACCGCAAAGTGCCTCAACATACAATTGGGGTGTGTATTTAAGTTATCCATTTTCATCTGACACAGAACAAAGAATGTCATATGTGGATAAACAAATTAATGGAACACCCTTAAGTTTTGTTGTATCTGATGGTATACCTTTTACAATTATTAACACAGTACAGAACGGTATTAATTATATCACATTCAGATGTGCTGGAAATCACAATTTAACGTCTTACCAATATGTTGAATTGTCTATAAATTATGATGGTAATAATTTATTTAGAGTTGATTTAGTTGGTGAACAAGGATATAACAACGCGAGTACAAGTTTTTCGATAGTAAATCCTGGTTATACAGGTACTACATTTGTAAATGGTGTTTCAGGAACATTCAAACGAATTGGTGATATATCCAATTCAGGTGAGAGCAAATCAAGATATTATGTTAGATTACACAAGATTTTGACAAATGAAAATGAATCTGATGTTTCTAAAATGGGTTTTGAAAACGTTCCGTTTACCAACCAACAGAAAATGGAATATTCAGCATTAACACCAAACTTACAACAAAGAGTTTCTATACGAGAAAACTCACAAGCATTTAGTTTCACATTTAAAAAAGATTTAAATATCTATGATATGGTTGATAACAATATGAAACCAGTCACCGATGTGTTTGTTACAATTGTTAATAAAGGATACTATGGATGGTTCAATAAACCAAAACCAACCGCCAATAATAAATACGGATTACAAAAAGGATGGTCATTTAATTTTCATTCTGATAGTTTGGACGACTGGTGGGCAACAAATGCTGATGACAATTTAGTCGAGATACCTGTTAGCTCTTATAATAAAGTATCCAATGGTAAAACATATACTTTTTATTATAATCAACCATTAAAAATTGATGACGTTTTATCAGGTGATTTTTGTGAATACAACGATATCGAACAAACTGAATATGTGGTTTCTGATTGTAAACATAAAATCACATTCAACGATGCTTTATATCAAACTGAAGTTACTACAAGTAATAACCCACCAGGTTATTTTTACACACCACACCACTCAATTAAATTAAGAGACTTTGCAGATTCTATAACTACCGCAGTAGGACAAAATGTTAACACACGACCTTATTGGGCTTATTTCTCACAAAATCTCAATACTTGGTTGTGGAGAACAATTTTAAATTACGGTATTTTCCAAAATGGAAGAGGTGTTGATTATCCATTTTTGAATGATGCACATTATCCTTTTTCACAAATATTATTCTTACAATCAACACCATTTAGTAATATAAACCAATCTGTTGAAGTTGTTGCTCAACCAATTATAGACCTTTGTGAATAATTTAAGATTAAGATATAACCCAATTCAAAACGCCAATGACAACGATTTAGCGTTACAAGTTCCAATATTAACTACTTGGGATTTGAATGGTGTTAACGATGCCATTGAGGTTTTTGAAAATGAAATTATTCAACAAGCAATTAACCCAATTGATAATTTTGAAACCATAAGATATTCACATGCGCCTTGGGCACCACAGGTCATTGATGTTGGGTCTAAAACAAGTACACATTATGATTTTTATTTTTATTCTGCAACAACTGATTCATCAATAACTGCAACCACAACAAACACAGCGTGGGTATCGGATTACAGAGCTAATGGATTTACGAGTAGACAAATTTATTATAATGAGGATGTTTTTTCAAAGTCTTATTTCAAATTAGATTTTTATGATTCAGAGAAAAGTACCGTACAACGAAACTTGTTAACCATAATAATTCCAACTCAACAGGGTCTGACAACATCTGCAATCATAGGACAGAACACCGTTGCAATCAGAAAACCTGAATACCAACTGAACTTTACGGGTGACAAAGAGGGATACTTTGTATATTGGTTAAAATCACCTGAATTTTTGAACCCCGAAGTGGATACATTATTTATGTCAGCAAAATTTTATGATGCTAACATTGGTGGATTTAAAAGAATGATGAATACACCACAAGGAACAAAACAAGATAAATTTAACTTTTCACAAGAATTAAATTTCTACTATACACTTAAGTTAAATTACGATGATTATACCTATGAGGTATTTTTAAAAGACCAATTAGGAAATTTAACAAAAGTTGGTACGGATTATAATCCGATTAAGTGGTATGAATATGTAAATCCATGAAGACAGAACAATATAATATAGTGATTTCACAAGAATTTTTAGAATCTGCCAAGGTAGAAGTTTATGTTCCATTTCCCGATGGTGGTGGAAGAGATGAACCCGCTTGGACGGGAATGACTTATTTGTTGTCAGGGGGGACCAACGGTGATTCAGTATTGACAGGACTAACAATACCTGTAATGTTTAAACAAACATACAAAGATATTGGATATTATTCAGGATTCGACGGTGCCATATATCAAAAAGATATTAATAATAATTTTGTATATAGTGGTGTAACGGGTAATTCCGCATACACATTATATCTATATAATACCTCAGAAATTTTAGCACAAGATATTGTATATGAAATTGATTGGGGTGATAATCAACCAAATGAAACGATTATTAAAAAATATCCTGACTTTGTATCACATGACTATGCTCCACTATCTGATGGCTCATCAAAAGTATATAATGTTAGTTTAAGTGGCACCGCAGCTTGGGGTACTACAGTCACCACTAAAAAAATAACAATACCATATACCGATATTAGTTTTGACAATCCTGACGGTGAATATTATTTTGTGCCTCGCGATGGTTATTGGTCAGGAACACCGATATCATATAAATGGATATTCACAGGAGATAGTGAAAATAATATTCAGTCTCAAATATCTTCAAACTATACTACAATACCATTTTTAGTTTCAGGATTTACAAGTTCAAAATTGACACAATTAAAACAATATGGTCCTAACCCATACATTCCCGGCGCTCCCGTAATTCAAAAAGGGGAAATTATTGGGTACGTCCAAAATTTAGGACCTGATTACACAGGTTACACATATTTGAATACATTATATTATGATTTCCCTCAAGGATATACATTATTCATTGCTAACTCGTCAGGATTAACAGAAAACAACATAACACCAGTTCCAATTGTAAAAGAAGAAATATTAATTGGTATGGTGAACGCTACAGAAATACAATCAAATGTATTTATAGATAGGGGCAAATTATCAGGAACGGAAAGTTTACTTAGATTAGGTGAAGTTGACAATCTTGGTGACCTCATAAAATACGGATATGGATATTTTAAACTAACAGAACAATAAAATGGCACTAGGAACATATGGCATAACTCGCCCAGCCGACATGGCACCTGAAGATGTTGAAATCATCTTGGTGTATACACCGTCACGTGACTTTACATCAACACCGATTATTAAAAAACTCAACGCATCACAAATATTAACACCTTATTTCAATAACGGAAACACAGGTGGTAATAGTAATGAAATATTGGGTGGATTATATAATTTAAAATTACCGGCAAATGAATTTAATAAAATTGGTATATACACTTTAATGATTAGACCGGCACAAATACGAACTACTTTGACAGATTGTGGTGTATTATCTGCTTTACCAAATGTTAAGGGTATTATAATGGACACTAATAATGTACCATCAGCATTTAGAAATAGATTTATTTCACAAGGTTTAGTTGGATATCGTGTTGAATATTTAAACACAGACGGTACCAAAATACCCAATTTTTATAGAATCGTAACATCATCTTTCTTTGTGGATACTGTAATTAGTAACCCCGCAGCTGGTAATGTGAACTCTGTGAGATATAGATATATCGACTCACCAAGTGCAAGAAACTTAGTATTTGCAACTGTGTCACCATCAAGCGCACCATCCAATAACCCAAACGCAGTTCCATACATTGGACAGCCAGGACAACAAGTTATTTTGACTAATACATTCTTTAATCCTTTCACCATTGAAATAGAGATGGCTGAGTATGACTTGAACAGTATTGCTGTAGCTCTTTACGGTAATCAAAGCAAAGCAATCGATACAGGTATCTACACTATTTACGACTCAGAAAGTAGAATTTACAAACAATACAACTTGTTTGAAATTAGAAGTGAGTTTGGTGACTTGTTATATGAAGTTCGTCAAGATAGAAATAATAATATTGACTTTAGTGTTAGTTTTGACAATATCATACCATAATGAGTAGAATAGTTATCCCAAATCCTGGCGCAGGTTTTCTTGACCCCAACGAAGATTTAGTTGGTTTTCAGACAACGCAAGGTGGTGGATTAACAAACACAAATTTTATATGGAATTATGGGGTGGTTGAAAAGATTGATAATGATTATCAATCGGGTGTTTTCTCAAACCCAATCACCCTGAGTGATTTGAACGTTAATATACTTGAGGCAAAAGAAGCATTATCGAAAGACTTAAAAGTTTATCCGTCATATGATTTGACTGAGGTAACAAACTTCACATTATATGGGTCATTAAGTAAAAGACTTTCAACATCGATAACACAAATTATTAATTTCTTTCCAGCGGCTATTGAAGTTGACCAAGTTTATTTTGATTTTAGCACAGCTAATACCGCGACAAACATCGTATTCAATCAAAACGAAAACACAACAAGTTTTGACGTGGACGTTCAAAGAATCAAAAATATTTTCGATATTGATTTTTCACAAAACGCGGCAAGGAACATTGCTCTTAGACCAACACCTGTTAGTCCCTTAAGGGATATGACCACGTTTTTTAGAGATTATTCTTTGTTTATTGGCACCGGGTCAACAGAATATCAATTCATGTTATTCACAGCCTCAAATTCAACAACAAGTGGAACATTATCAATTACCGTTAGTGGAAATCCATTTTCAGGTGATGTTACAACAACAAATACTTTGGTAATGAGACCGAATAAATTAAAAACTGAAATGGTTTTTAATAATGATTTTGATGAGATACAAAAATTTTTATTAAATAGATTTGTAGTTCCAAAATATACTGCACAATTTAAACTACCACAACAAACTGATGATGGTACTTTTTATACATCATATGTTTATTTAACTTGGCCATTATTAGGTGTATGGAATTTGGATATTATTACAACCGCCTATGATGTTTACTTGGAAACATTAAGTTCTTACGGTGAACAATTAGATACATTTAAAACAAATTTAATCAGTAGATTTTTAACCACAGATGCATTTCACGAATTTGATACAAATGACCAAAAAGTTGAAAAGGTTATTCAAATCTACGGTAGAAGTTTTGATGAAACAAAAATTTTTATTGATTCGTTGGCAACAATGACATCTGTGGAATATGTTCCTGAAAATGATATACCATCCGCTTTGTTAGTTTATTTGGCTAAGACATTAGGGTGGGATACAAATATTTCACCAATCACAAATGAAGATTTTTTAACGTCAATTTATGGTGTTAAAAACAAATCAATTTATGATGGATGGACAAGAGACCAAACACCTACAGAATTAAATTTTGAATATTATAGAAGATTAATCTTAAACGCATCAAATTTATTCCGCTCGAAAGGGACAAGAAAATCCATAGAATTTTTGATGAGAACTATTGGTGCACCTGATGCTTTGATTGAATTCAATGAAACTATATACACCGCAGATAGAAAATTAAAATACGAAGATTTCTTAACACAATATGTTCAAATCTCAGGTGGTACTTATCAACAACAGATACCAGGATATTTGGTTGGTTCTGAATACAAAATTAGAGGAAGGGTTTACAGCGCATTCACAACAAATTTAGTTGCGACAGAGTCGGACTTTTTAATTACTGATTACCCAATCAATATTGATGGGTTTCCAAAAACACCTGACCAAACAACAAATTTCTTTTTCCAACAAGGTCAAGGTTGGTATGAACAAAATTCATTTCACGTCAGTGAAAATTTGGTAGAAATAACGAATCTAACATATACATCAACAACGCCGACTATACAGGTTACAAAAGTTGCTCCATCATACGGACAACAATTTTTACAAAGATATAGAAATTTCCCAAATATGGGTAGTTTAGGATTCACAATTAATTCTTTCAAAGATAATGCAAAATCAATTGCTGATGAGTCAACACCGACATCATTGGACAACAGTTTGACACTTAACGTAAAAAATGTTGATTTATTTTTGAATGTTGGTCAGGGAATCACTTATGATGTTTGGTCACAATCGAATGAATATGATTACCCAATACCATATACTGGTTTAACAACACCTTATCCATCTCCTGGTAATATAGATTGGACAGTGATTAGTCCACAACCACAAACTAAAACATTCGCTGAGTTTGCACAATCATTTTACCACAACATGATTAACGTTAGAAATAGATGGTTTACAAATGATGGTAAATCTTCAGGATACCCAACACTACAATTAGTATATTGGAATTATTTACAATCCTTAGAGTTAGCTGGTGTTGATACCTCAAAATACACTTATCAAAAAATGATTGACTACTCAATCGGAATTGGTAATTATTGGACAAAATTAGTTGAACAGGTTATTCCATCATCAACAATATGGAACGGTGGTTTGAAATATGAAAACTCTGCTTTTCATAGACAAAAGTATGTTTACAGAAAACAAAGGGGTTGTCAATTTGTTGCAGTACCGTGTGTACCCTGCACCGCAACTGGTGTTTTATTTGCATATGATTGTATTGACGAAACAATATCAGGTGCAACTATTCCTTGGAGTGGAACAAGCTCGACAATCGATTCCTTCTCAGATGCTCTATATATCGCATTAAATGGCGTTGTCACCGAACAAGGGTTCCAATTACAAAACTGTGACCTCAATTCAATTACCGCTGTTTGGTATATTGATTTAAGATTAGATGATACAATATTAGTACAACAACCATTCTTTACTGGTTATGGTATAAATGGTATACCAACAGAACAACAATGGATAGATGGATTAGATACTTACTTATCAACTATTTACCAATATGGATTAAACTATAATGTTAATTCAGAAAGAATTATAATATCAAACTCAGGTTGTATGGAACTATTTAAAGACAAAACACTTACTCTTAATGTAGGGATAAACGCAACTATTTCTTGTGGATAATGGCAAATTTTCAGTATGAGTTTTCAGTAACAGGTGATTGTTCCAATAATGGTAGTGGTGCTATCTATATTTCTCTTTCGGGTGGTGTTGAACCATATACTATTGATTGGGTTGACCCAAACATTGGAACTGGAAGTACTAAAACAGGATTGGATGCTGGCGTTTACATTGTAAGAGCCAATGATTCTTTGGGTGATGTAAATAATGAATTTTACATAAATATAATAGTTTCGAGTGGTGGATGTCTAAGTGTAAGTTCTGTTAGTGCCACAACTTGTGGACAAAATAATGGCGTAATATCAATAAGTGGTCAGTCAACCGCTTATCCAATAACTATAAATTTATATTCAGGAGATACCATAGTTCAAAGTGCCGTAACAACTAACGGTGAGTTATCATTTGTAAACTTAGCACCTGGTGTTTATAGAACTTACTATGAGGATTATGGTGGTTGTTCAGGATATTCAGAGTCAGTAATAGTTAATTCATCAACATCTGTAGATTATGGTTTTTTTGTTGTTGACGATACAAATTGTTTTGGTCCCACAGGTAAGTTACAAATTACAGGATTAACAGGTTCAGTTCCATTTACATATCTTTGGAGTGATGGTTCGACAGGAACGACGATTACAGGGTTAACCGCTTCCACCTATAGTGTCACAGTTAGTGATTCTGCAGGATGTAGTGTGACAAAATCAGTTGAGGTTGAAACCGCTGACCCGTTACAAATAGTATCGTTTCAAACCGTAAGCCCAAGTTGTTTTGCCGCTGATGGCTCTGTAAATATTATAATTACTGGCGGTACAGGTCCATTTTTCTATTCAGGGACAAATGGTACAACATTAATTAGTTATGCAACCAATCTAATATTTACAGGATTTACACCTGGTACTGCAATTTTTACTGTGACGGATTCGGCTCTATGTTCAGTAACAGGTAGTGTTTATTTACAACCAAATGCTGGATTTTCAGTATTGTCAATTAACACACAAAATTCTATATGTTCAGCAAGTGGTGGAACTATTTCGGTCAACGTTCTTGGTAATGGTCCTTTTATATATACATTAGTCAAACCTGATTTGAGTACCGAATCATTTACAACAAATTTAACAACACAAAATTATACTGACTTAGATTCAGGTGAATATACTGTAATTATAAGTAATACCAACGGATGTGTATTTACTCAAGATGTTACACTATTTACTAATGATAAGTTTAGTATAACAACAACACTTTCGGCAACAACATGTGGTCAGGATAATGGTTCATGTTTTGTTCAGGTTGGAACAGGATACACAGGTGTGTTAGATATGATTCTAACAAAAAATAATATACCTGTGATTCAGTATATTGATGTTCCACAATCAGCAGTCACTTTTAATGGATTATCATCGGGTAGTTACACTTTACAAGTTAGAGACGAAGACAACTGTTCAGTATATCAATCATTTTCGATTAGTTCATCCAGCTCATTAGATTATGGTATGGAGTCAACAAGTTGTGGTAATAGTGGTTCAGGTGGTACAATTACTGTAAGTGTATTTTCTGGCACACCCCCATTTACATATCAATGGTCAGACAACGTACCGATTGGTCAATCAGGACCAAGCATTTCTAATTTGACGGGTGGAACCTTTAGTGTAACAGTTTCCGATTCAAGTGGTTGTACATTAACAAGGAGTGTCATTGTTCCTTGTACACCTTTTATTGTTGGGTATCAAGTTGTACCGGTCATTAGTAGTGGATTTAACACAACAGTTAATAACAAAAGAGATTTTGATACAATGGTCAATGAAGGTTTTTATGACTTAACTACGGGTAATACGAACTGTGTTTTATCCGCGGCAACTTATATTGCAACAATAGAAGTCAGTGGTAATACATATCAACAAAGTTTTTACACTGGTACAACACTAACAGACGTTCCAAGCGAATCTCAATGGGTAGATGCGTTAGAAAGTATTTTATCGGGAATTACAGGTGTTGCAAGTTATACGGTAAATCCACAAACAAATATTATTGAGGTAAAATCAGATTGTGATGGTAATACAGACCCGCTTAGTGACTCAGAGTTTATTGTGGGATTACGTATAGAATATAATATAATTTGTGAATCATAATGGCCGCAAGGTTAACCATACAATCAATTACTGGAGCGTCACCATATGATTTTTACGTATGTGACATTTTTGAAAATAATTCTTTTTTATTAGGTTCAGTATCCACAGATTCACCTGACCCTATTTTTTTATTACCAAGTTTATTTAATTCTGCACCACAAATCATGATTAAAATGATTGACAGTAATGATTGTGTGATTAAAAAAATATTCACATGTGATTTATCTTGTGGTTTCGAGGTCATAATTAATACTGCCGAATGTGATTTCTGTGTTGAAGTGGTGGTTGATTTGTGTGGTTTTGGACCGTATATTGAAGCTCTCCCAACAACACCAAGTATAACTTCAACACCTACAGCAACTAATACTGAAACACCAACTAGCACACCGACAGTAACTCCTACTCCAACCCAAACCCCTACGCCAACAATAACTGATACTCCAACTCAGACTCCTACGCCAACAATAACTGATACTCCAACTCAGACTCCTACGCCAACAATAACTGATACACCGACCCAAACCCCTACGCCAACGGTAACTGATACTCCAACCAAAACCCCTACGCCAACAATAACTGATACTCCAACTCAGACTCCTACGCCAACAATAACTGATACACCGACCCAAACCCCTACGCCAACGGTAACTGATACACCGACCCAAACCCCTACGCCAACGGTAACTGATACTCCAACCCAAACCCCTACGCCAACAATAACTGATACTCCAACTCAGACTCCTACGCCAACAATAACTGATACTCCAACTCAGACGCCAACTTCAACAGACCAATTAGTTACACCTACTAACACTCCGACACAAAGTGAAACGCCGACACAAACACCAACCAATACTATAACACCGACTCAAACTCCAACTCCGACACCTGAACCAACTCCTCTTCCACCATCACCATCGGACCCAACACTTGAAATTAATTATGATGCCTCGACAAACTTGAATTTTGTTGGAGCAGCCACAAGTGGTGCAACATTTACTCAATGGACTGACCTTTCATCTGCCGCTCATAATGCGAATCCAATAGGGGGAGCAACAACAAGACCTCAATGGTGGTCTAATGTTCAAAATTCTTCGGGAGGAACTTGGTTTGACGGAACATCAGATGGATTGAGCGTTAACCCATTTGTTGATTTACAAAACAGTACTGGTGCAACTTTTGTTTGGGTCGGAAAAACTTTCAATCCATCTTCAACACAACAAATGTCAATGGGCGAATCAGGGTCGTCAACTAATGAAATTTACATTAGATTGTCAGGTGGTACATATCAAGTTGGGTCTGCGGGTGGATTGGCAACAACTACTACTGCGGTTGATACAAACTTCCACATTCATACTTTAGTTTTTGACGGAACACAAACTGGTAATTCAAATAGATTGAAGTTTTATATTGATGGAGTGTTACAGAATTTAACTTTTGTATCAAATGTTGGTACAACAATATCAAACACAGTTGATGGAATATATCTTGGTGTTGATTTTGGTGAAGTATATTATTTTAGTGGATTCATTTTACAATATTTAATATACAGTCGACCTTTGAGTGGAAATAACTTAGAAGGATTAACCATATGGTTACAAGACAGATGGGCAATATACCCACAGCCTACTCCAACACCAACACCAACAAATACACCAACAAATACAGCATAAGGAATATGGGAGCAAAATTATACATAACATCAGTAACAGGAACGGCTCCATTTACATTTTATATGTGTGGTTTGGACCTCAATAATTGTACTCTAATTGGTACTGGTAGTACCACTTCACCAACCTTAACATTTATTTTACCTCAAATATTTGTTGGCGCACCTCAAATCATTTTAAAAATGATTGACAGTTTAGGTTGTGAAATTTTTAAAGTTTTAACTTGTGATTTAACTTGTGGTTTTGAGGTTATAATTAACACTGCTGAATGTGATTTTTGTGTTGAAGTAGTGGTTGACTCGTGTGGTTTTGGACCGTATATAGAATCGGTTTAAAAAAATAAAAAAAAAACAACTAATCTAATTTAACTTATCAAGTATTTATCTATTAAAGTTAACAGATAACCATGCCATCTTTAGATACAGTATCAATTTATATAGTAAACGAAGACCCAAGCTGTCCAAGTACGACTGTTGAAAACCAAGTTAGTTTCAGTTCTTGTTCTGAAACATATATTGTTAGAATAAGTTCACAATCGAATGCTGCGGGTCCATTTAGCATTTATACTGGCTCAACAACAGGAACACCAGTCTATTCGGCGGTTACAAGGGTCAATTTAGTTGCTGGTCAGTCAGTATTATTATATAACACTGACCAATCAGGTTGTGTTACACCAACACCAACACCTACCCCAACTGTTACACCTACAATTACTCCAACATCAACAGTAACACCAACACCAACAGAAACATCAACAGTACCAACTAGTACTCCTACTGCAACTGAAACACCAACACCAACAGTAACGCCTACTAACACTGTAACACCTACTAACACTGTAACACCTACTAACACCGTTACTCCAACGAACACTGTGACTCCAACGGTCACTCCAACTAATACAATCACACCTACAAATACTCCGACACCGAGTATTACACCAACTAACACAATAACACCTACAAACACGGTAACACCAACAGTTACTCCTACTAATACAATTACACCAACAAATACGGTTACACCAACTAATACTGTAACACCTACAAATACTGTGACACCAACAAACACAGTAACTCCAAGTATTACTCCTACTAACACACCAACTAATACTGTAACCCCAAGTATTACTCCAAGTATTACTCCAAGCATTACTCCAACTAAGACGCCAACTAATACACCTACTAATACACCAACCAATACGGTTACACCAACTGTTACACCAACAAACACACCTACAAATACTGAAACACCTACACCAACAGTCACACCTACTAATACCGTGACACCAACTAACACTGTGACGCCAACTAATACACCAACACCTACACCTAGCTCAGTATTACCACCAGCGTTGTTATTTATACAACCTGACGACGGAAGTTCAAGTATGTTTGTAGATATTAATACCTACCTATTTAATACAGGTAATACGGCATTCTTTGGTTTTGATGGTGTTACGGGACCAATTGGATTGGGAACTTCTGTTCCAACTACGGATATTGTAAATTGGATGTCAATGTATGCAACGTCAGGTGTCACAGGTTTACCAACAGTTAGACAATTAACATTAACCTCAAACTTATTGGATGAATTTAACATACCATCAGGTACTGTGCCAGCATCAGGAATCTATGGTAATGGAAACGCCTCACACGTTATTTTAATACCAACAGTTACTTTAGTTGGATACGAAAAGAAGATAAATCAAGGAAACGCAAGTCCACCAGTAACAGTATTGAATATGGATTCATCAATATACTACAATGGTGGTAATGCAACTATAAACTATAATGGTCCTGTGTATTACAATGGTAATTATAGAATGTACTATGTTGGTCCAAACATGGGAGGATTGTCAACGAATAACACTTGGTATTATTCGGGAAATGAATATTCATTAACACCTTAATAATAAAATATTTACAACAAAATGAGTTTTCCGTATAAAAATCCCTTAAGTTCCGTACAGTTAACAGGTTCAAATTCAGTACCTGTTGGTAAACCGTACGGTAGTAATTTTAGTGTTCTACAAACAGGTGGGTACATGGAAGTATATTCCTTGTCCGATTTAAATTGGACAACTAATAACGCCACTGGTGCTATTGAATATTCAGGAAATACAATACCAATTCAATTTTCTAAAAGAGCCATTTCAGCGTTACCGGATACTTTAACTTTAAACTCGGATAATATTTCATCAGGCAGACGAAGATTAGGGATGTTAGTCTATGTTTATGAAAATGAAACAACATATCAATACAACATACCAAACTATGATACTTTATGGTCGTCAATTACCGGATTAACAGGTACTTCTGCTATTACACAAACCGCATATGCAACTACCGTTAACACTCGTTCAGCGGCAGGTACTGCATTTATTAATTCTTGGACAGGTTCAACAATTGAAGGTGTATCAGGTGTAACTGCCTCTAACGCTAATTGGAGAATTTATAGAGGTGGTGGTGTTCAAATCACAGGTGGAACGTATAACTCAGGAACAACAACATTAGATTTATACAACAACACTGGTGGAACAATTTCAATCACAGGATTTACATCAGGTGGTGGTGGAACAACTGTAACGGGTGGTACCTTTGACCATGAAACAGGAATCTTAACAATTAATAGTAGTGACGATTCATCAGTTAATATTTCTGGATTTACTGATGTTTACACATCAGGTGGAACATTAAGCGGTGGAACACTTGTATTATATGATTCAACAGGTGGTACTGTAAACATTACAGGATTTACAACTTTAGACCATATCAGTTATGGTGAAGCCTCAAATTTAGATACAGGATTAAGAGTTATTGATACCGAACCTACAAGTGGTGTTACAGGTATTTTTTATAATTATATTTTAACAAATTGTGATAACTACAGAGCTGGAACATTTACAATTATAACCGACAGAACAAATGTTGATTGGACTGAAGTGTGCACACAAGATTTAGGTTATACTGATGATGTTATTTTGAGTGCTGACATTAATTCGGGACTAATAAGATTTTTGGGATACTTCCCAAGTAACGATTGGCAGTTAAATTATGTGAAAAACACAATTGGTTCGAATTGTACAAATCCTGCTCCATCAGCAACACCAACAACTACACCAACACCAACGATTACACCAACACCTAGCACAAGTTCAACAACTCCAACTCCAACACCAAGTGTTACGTCAACGGAAACACCAACTCCAACGGTAACACCTACAAATACCGAAACACCAACTAGTACGCCAACTCCCACGGTAACACCAACTAATACGGTAACACCAACGGAAACACCAACTAACACTCCTACACCTACAATTACACCAACAAACACGGTTACACCTACTGAAACACCGACTAATACACCTACACCAACTACAACACCATATCAATTTGGTTGTGAGTATATATTAACATATACAGGCACTGGATTTACAGCACCACCTTCATATACAATTACATGGAATGACTTCTATGGTAATCCACAATCACATACATTTACAGGCGATAACCAAGTACCTGGATATACGTTCTGTGCTCAGTGTGGTTCGTTCACTAATGGTGGAAACCCCGATATTATTATTCAAACAACTAATCCTTGTGGTTCATTACCAACTCCGACACCTACACCTACTGAGACAACAACACCAACTCCTACGGTAACTGAAACACCAACTAATACTCCTACGGAAACTCCGACCAACACACCAACTGAAACTCCGACTAATACTCCAACACCGACTGAGACTCCGACAAATACTCCAACACCATCAGTAACTCCAATACCTGTAACAGGGTATGGATTTAATTTGGTAGTATTACCTTATGAGTTCCCAACATCAGGAAATACTATTATGACTGAACAAGGAACTGGACAAACGGGAACCACAGACCCCAACGTATTTATATCTAACGGAAATGGTATTTATTTCAATTCTATTGATATTACTTCAACAGATAGAACCAATTATTTCTCAGGATTTACAGGTCAAAGTATAACAATAACATTAACTCAAAATGGTGATTCTGCAATTTATTCGGGTAGTACAAATGCGTTCCAAAGTTGGAGTGGTAGTACGGGAACGCCTCCAGGTGTACCAGGAACAGGATTTGTATTTGGAACTGGTATTTCACTTGTACCATCAGGTGTGACAGGTAATACTGTTTTAATACAATCAGCAACAACTCAATGGGTTACAGGACAAACTGTATATATTAGTGCAGAAATTAATGTTCCGATAACTCCGACACCAACACCTACTGAGACAACAACACCAACTCCTACGATAACTCCAACACCAACGGTTACTGAAACTCCAACTAACACACCTACGGAAACTCCAACGCCAACACCAACGGCAAGTCCCACACCTTAATATATAAAACAAATTTAAAAAAACCACCTTCCAAAAAAAGGTGGTTTTTTTTTTACTTTAGTTACACCAAAAGAACATTATGTTGTATTTATCAAAAGAATAAAAATATTTCTTTTGGAAAGTGAAAAAAGAAAACTAGATGGCGCACGAATTTAAAGTTAAAAACGGTTTAATAGTAGATGGAAAATTCTACTTAAAAAGTGGTGATACAAATAACACTTTAGGAAAAGTCCTTGTATATAATGATGGAACTACGGAAGTAAGTTTCAGAGACGTTGAAACAATTCAAGGAGTTTCAATTACGGGTGGCACCTATTTTTCAGGGTCAAGTACATTAGAATTATATAATTCAACTGGTGGTACAATTTCTATTACAGGAGTTACATCAGGGGGAGGTGGTTCAGGAACATCAGGAACATCGGGAGAAAGTGGTTCATCAGGAACTAGCGGAACATCAGGAAACTCAGGTTCTTCAGGAACTAGCGGAACATCAGGTTCAAGTGGTTCATCAGGAACTAGCGGAACATCAGGTTCAAGTGGTTCATCAGGAACTAGCGGAACATCAGGTTCAAGTGGTTCATCAGGAACATCAGGACAAGACGGTGTGTCTGGAGGACAAAATTTATTCTTTAACCAATCCGTAGCACAAGGTGTAACACCATATAAAGAATTAGGTGAATTAACCGATGGACTACCGCAAAGTACAGTAACCGTAAATTTAACTGCTAATGAACAAAATGTTTTGGTTAATGGAGGTTTTATAACAGACCCAGGAGAACCTGGTGTTGTTATAATTCCAAACGGTCTATGGCACGCATATACCTACTTTACTAAAAATGCTGAAAATGATAATCTTAGTGTTTATTATGTGGTGTCAAAATATACGACAGGGGGCACTAAAACAACACTATTTACGTCAAGTGCGGTTCAAATTGGGTGGGATACAAATAATACAACACCAGTTGAAATAAAGATAAACGCATTGCCAACATCGGCAGTGTTAGATATTACTGATAGAATAATTGTTGATTTATATGTCAATAATGGAGATAATCAAAATAGAACCGCAACATTTTATTCTGAGGGTACTTTAAACTATTCGTATTTAGTAACTACATTAGCAACACCGTCAGGAACTTCTGGTACTTCAGGTTCAAGTGGTTCATCAGGAACTAGTGGAGAATCTGGTAGTTCAGGAACTAGTGGTTCATCTAGTTTAACAACAATAAGTGATGGTACAACTTCAATTTCAGGTGTTACTGAAATTCAATTTAGTGGTGCAACAGTATCAAGTATTTCTGGAAACACTGTATTAGTGAATATTATTGGTGGTGGAACTGGAACTTCAGGGACAAGTGGTTCATCAGGAACTTCAGGTACATCAGGATTAGATGGTTCAAGTGGGACTTCAGGTACATCAGGAGTAGATGGTTCAAGTGGGACTTCAGGTACATCAGGAACTAGCGGAACATCAGGTTCAAGTGGTTCTTCAGGTGAATCAGGAACTAGCGGAACATCAGGTTCAAGTGGTTCTTCAGGAACATCAGGTGAATCAGGAACTAGCGGAACATCAGGTTTAAGTGGTTCTTCAGGAACATCAGGTGAATCAGGAACTAGCGGAACATCAGGTTCAAGTGGTTCTTCAGGAACATCAGGTGAGTCAGGAGTTTCAGGAACAGATGGTTCAAGCGGTACATCAGGTGTAGACGGTTCTTCAGGAACTAGTGGTACATCAGGAGTTTCAGGAACAGATGGTTCAAGCGGTACATCAGGAGTTTCAGGAACAGATGGTTCAAGCGGTACATCAGGTGTAGACGGTTCTTCAGGAACTAGCGGTACATCAGGAGTTTCAGGAACAGACGGTTCTTCAGGAACTAGCGGTACATCAGGAGTTTCAGGAACTAGCGGTACATCAGGAGTTTCAGGAACAGACGGTTCAAGTGGTACTTCAGGTACATCAGGAGTTTCAGGAACAGACGGTTCAAGTGGTACTTCAGGTGTAGATGGTTCTTCAGGAACTAGCGGTACATCAGGAGTTTCAGGAACAGATGGTTCAAGCGGTACATCAGGTGTAGATGGTTCTTCAGGAACTAGCGGTACATCAGGAGTTTCAGGAACAGACGGTTCAAGTGGTACTTCAGGTGTAGATGGTTCTTCAGGAACTAGCGGTACATCAGGAGTTTCAGGAACAGATGGTTCAAGCGGTACATCAGGTGTAGATG